TGTATCTTTAAAAGAAAGAGTTGAGCAATTAGAATTAGAGAACAATAAACTTAAAAAATCCACAACAAAATCTAAAAAAATTACCACTGATAATGTAACTGATTATAATTAAAGATTTATTATGGCAAATGTATTCAAACCTAAAAGATCTAATACAGCATCTTCTGTACCTACCACATCAGATCTTATTGATGGTGAATTGGCTGTAAATTCTGCTGATAGAAAAATATTTCTTCGTGAGGGGAGTGACATTGTAGAAATTGCTTCTAGTGGTCCTGGTTTAGGTGTAATTGCATCTGGACATTTCTCTAGTGCAGGTGCAACAGTATATGCAGATGGTATTTCTTGCTCAAGAAGTAGTACAGGTGTCTTTGTAATTACTTTTAGTTCTGCATTATCTGATACTAACTACAGTGTTTGTGGTCAAGTTATTGAAGGATCTACTAGAGATGATATTAAGATCCATGTTGTAGATGGTACGAAGGCTACAACTGGATTTACAGTAAGTCTTTATGAAGGTGATAATGGTACTACTGCAGACGTTCTTGTAGATCGTGGATTTTTTGTCACTATTTTCGGTACTGTATCTTTTGGTAGTGGTGAAGGAGGAGTAGTAGTACAGGATGAAGGTAGTGTATTATCTACGACTGCAACTACATTAAATTTTGTTGGTGATGGTGTAGTTGCATCAGGAACTGGATCAACTAAAACAATCACTATCTCTGGTGGTGGTGGTGGAGTTTCTGATGGAGACAAAGGTGACATTACTGTTAGCAACAGCGGTGCTACCTTTACGATTGACAACAACGTTGTCACTTCAGCAAAAATAAATACCGGAGCAGTCCAAGAAAGTAACATTGGTTCTCTCCAAGTTACCACAGGTAAAATTGCAGATGATGCTGTAACAGCAGCAAAGATTGCTGATACTGCTGTAACACCTGGATCTTATACTAGTGCTAATATTACTGTAGATGCTCAAGGAAGATTAACTGCAGCGTCTAGTGGTAGTGGTGGTGGAATTTCTAATTATGTAAAATATGTTGGAACTGGAACACCAAATTTAAACTCATCTACAACATATGGTGAAGTTAGTTGGATTAATACAACACCACAGTTTTCTAATGGAACTTGGTCAGCAACATCAAGTCATATTGTAGTTCCTGAAACCGGATTATACATGGTTCAGGTTAATTTTTATATAACAGCATCTTCAACTAGAAGTAACGTTGGATTAAAGTTTGCCGTTAATGATACTCAGCAAAGTGAAATTGCAGCGAATAATTATATCAGAAATAATAGTGGTCATAATGAATCATCAATTAATATGTCAACTACTTTGAGTTTAAGTGCTAATGATCAAGTTAGTATTTACGTCGCAAGATTAGCAAATAGTGGAACAGTATCACTTCAAGGAACTAGTAGCACAATCGCAATTACTCAATTAGCATAATCATGTATATTAAATCTCACTTAATTCATAAAGAAACTGGTATTGGTGCAACGAATGCATCAACATATCATCATCAATTAAATTCATATCAAGAACCTTCTAGTATCAGTGGAATTAATATTCTGTATAGAATGAATTATGATGATGGTATACCATATTTTCTTTGTACTGCTACTGATGATTTTAATGTAAACTCTCATTCTTCTTCTGGAGTATCATCAATAACTTCAACGGAATGGAATGATATTATCGATACTTATGACTCTAATCAAGAAACTAAAAGATACACTCTTGTTAGAGAAATGCGGAATGATGCTCTTGATACCTCTGACATATATGTAATCAAGCAAGTTGAATGCAATGTTGCTATTACCACAGAATTTAGAGATTGGAGACAAGAACTTAGAGATCTTCCCAATGGAGATAGTTTCCCAGTAACTTGGCCGACACCACCATCAAACGTTGTTGGTATCATAACTGGTGGAGAGTATCAATCTACACTGAAAAATATTCCCATGATCAACGATCCAATTTCATAAGGGCAGAGAGCTTGACAGGAAGTGCTGATAATGTTATGATAAATACATCAACAGGTTAAGGAATGTAAACATTTCTAATCTTTTGCAAACACCCCTTCAACCGAGACCTATAGGGTGTCTAAATCACGTCTCTCATACCTCTGTCTGAGGGTGGCAGAGGAATAGTAAAACCACCATCTCCCTGATGGTCTTACTTTCTTTTAAATTAAAATGACTACAACTCTTTCACAACAACAATCATCCACTTGGGAATCTTTCTGCGAGTGGGTAACTTCAACTAACAATCGTCTTTATGTCGGTTGGTTCGGCACACTGATGATTCCAACTCTGTTGGCAGCAACTGTTTGCTTCATCGTTGCGTTCATCGCAGCTCCCCCTGTCGATATTGATGGTATTAGGGAACCCGTCGCTGGTTCACTCATGTATGGTAACAACATCATTTCTGGTGCTGTTGTTCCTTCTTCCAACGCAATTGGTCTTCACTTCTATCCCATCTGGGAAGCAGCATCACTCGATGAGTGGCTGTATAATGGTGGTCCTTACCAACTTGTCGTCTTTCACTTCCTGATTGGTATCTTCTGCTACATGGGTCGTGAGTGGGAACTTTCCTATCGTCTTGGAATGCGTCCTTGGATCTGTGTTGCATACTCTGCACCTGTTGCAGCAGCATCCGCAGTTTTCTTGGTCTATCCTTTCGGTCAAGGTTCTTTCAGTGATGGTATGCCTCTTGGAATCTCTGGTACTTTCAACTTCATGCTTGTTTTCCAAGCAGAACATAACATCCTGATGCACCCCTTCCATATGCTTGGAGTCGCAGGTGTCTTCGGTGGTTCACTGTTCTCTGCAATGCACGGTTCTCTGGTTACTTCTTCTTTGGTTCGTGAAACCACTGAAAACGAGTCACAGAACTATGGTTACAAGTTCGGTCAAGAAGAAGAGACATATAACATCGTTGCTGCTCATGGATACTTCGGTCGTCTTATCTTCCAGTATGCATCGTTCAACAACTCCCGTTCACTTCACTTCTTCCTTGCTGCATGGCCTGTCGTTGGCATTTGGTTCACTGCACTTGGTGTAAGCACCATGGCATTCAACCTCAACGGCTTCAACTTCAACCAGTCCATCATGGATGGTCAAGGCAAAGTCCTCAACACCTGGGCTGATGTCCTTAACCGTGCCAACCTGGGCATGGAGGTGATGCATGAGAGAAACGCCCACAACTTTCCTTTGGACCTGGCAGCTGCCGAGTCAACTCCTGTTGCTCTGACTGCTCCTACCATTGGTTAAGAAAACTAAAAACTGAATATTCTTCAAAAGGGACCTTCGGGTCTCTTTTTTTTTTAATATAAATACCTAAAAAGTATTAATATTAAAAAATGTCTTTATCGACTAATACTACTTATAGAGTATTTTTGGAAAAGCTTGGTGGAATTAATCCTTCAGATTTTGTGGGTGATGCTGGTGAAATATTTTTTGATCCTAGTGTTGCACAACTTAAACTATCTGATGGAACTACTGCTGGTGGAGTTGCTATTGGAAGTAGTGGAGGTGGTGGTGGTGGATTTGAACAAGATGCGGATGGAAACTTAATTGTCGGTGATGGTGCTGGTGGTGGATATGATCCTTCTACTAATGATGCTTGTTTTAACATCATTTTGGGATGTTGTGCAGGTAATTGTATCACTGAAGGAGATTATAATAACTTCTTAGGTGCTTGTGCAGGATTCTTTAACACCTCTGGAAGTAATAACAACTTCTTTGGTTTTCTTGCAGGACTCTATAACACCACTGGAACTAGTAATAACTTCTTAGGTGCTTATGCAGGACTCTCTAACACCACTGGATCTTATAATAACTTCTTTGGTGGTGAGGTAGGACGTAATAACACCACTGGATGTAATAATAACTTCTTTGGTAGTAGTGCAGGACACGATAATACCACTGGATGTAATAATAACTTCTTTGGTAATGGTGCAGGATCCGATAACGACACTGGATCTTATAATAACTTCTTTGGTCGTCGTGCAGGAAGTTCTAACGAAACTGGATGTCATAATAACTTCTTTGGTAATTGTGCAGGATTCTCTAACACCACTGGATGTAATAATAACTTCTTTGGTGATTGTGCAGGATGCGAAAACACCTCTGGATGTTATAATAACTTCTTAGGTGCTTGTGCAGGATTCTGTAACACCTCTGGAGAGTATAATAACTTCTTTGGTTTTGCTGCAGGAACGTATAACACCACTGGAAGTGATAATAACTTCTTAGGTCATTTTGCAGGAGGTTGTAACACCACTGGACGCCATAATAACTTCTTTGGTTGTAATGCAGGACTCTCTAACACCACTGGACGCCATAATAACTTCTTAGGTTGTTTTGCAGGATTCTTTAACACCACTGGATGTGATAATAACTTCTTTGGTACTAATGCAGGAAGTTCTAACACCACTGGATGTCATAATAACTTCTTTGGTCGTAATGCAGGATCCGAAAACACCACTGGATGTCATAATAACTTCTTTGGTCGTTGTGCAGGATACTATAACACCACTGGAGAGTATAATAACTTCTTCGGTTTTCGTGCAGGATACTGTAACGACGAAGGATCTTATAATAACTTCTTTGGTTGTGATGCAGGATACTATAACACCACTGGATGTTATAATAACTTCTTTGGTTCTAGTGCAGGATACTATAACACCGATGGATGTTATAATAACTTCTTTGGTGATTTTGCAGGATTCTATAACACCACT